GGAAGACAGAGGGCATGGCGGCTTCGCGGTTTGTTGTACGCGCTTCAAGGTAGGCGGCGTCCGATATGGATTCCCTCGTTTTTCGCGGATTTTGAGTTGGTTGAATCAGATGTCTATACATCTTTTATCGAGTCCGTGAATAATATGCCTTTAGCTCCACTGGAAGGAGCACCCTTCGATGGGCCTGGAATCTACATCCAGACTCCAACTCCCTATAGGTTAAAGGTATATCGCTGCGGTTTTAGCGACGTGGGGGGACCGTTCTCCCATCGAGATCATATACTTATACATATGCGTAACGGGTTGCGAATCTACCGGAAAATATTGAGTTCAACTGTAAGTTCAGAAGGTTTATATGAATTACTAGAACTGGACTCTCCGCCGGGCGTCAACCTTACACCTGACAATGTTCTTCGTATTAGCTTTCTTACATTCTGTCGGTTAGATCAAGATACTATAGAACTCGTTCATCATTCTGATTCCAGGGGCGTGACGACCGCAAACTTAGTTTGGCGCACCGATCCCGGCATCGGCAGCAACATCTCGTTTGACCTTCCGCCGTTCTCTACCGGAGATGGACCGCCGATCTATGATCGGTTTCGAATCCCCGATCAAGTTCGCATCGGCTTCAACCCGTTCGGCTCTCTTGGCGTAGCCGAGCCGCCCGCTCCCGATCCGACAACGTACTCTTATATAGCCTTTCAGGAGTTCTTGACGGATGAGGAAACCGGCTTCCCGAGCGATCTTATCGAAGTAGAAACCGGAAACCATCTGTTCCATTTGCCTTTGACCGGATCGTTTCGAGTTTCGCTGCAATCTTGGTTTGACTTCGATTTCGGTATTCCAAACTTCCTTAAATTCAGAGTCGTGTTCGACAACACGACTTTGGACCCTATCGAGGTACAAATCGAAATTGACGGTATTGCCGACGATCAAATCTTCCTTGCCGGGGGAGACAGGTATCGAACAGTCAGTCCTATGGTCATACCGATTACTAGCAGGCAACGGATATCGGATATTGTCGTAAACCCTCTTCTTCCTATCGGCATTGAGGCTCAGTTCATAACGGCTGGATGGGTAGCCGATACCGGCGGTCCTATTCTCGGCATGAACATTTTCGCTGAAGCCAATATCGATGCCGATCCCGATCCATATACTGAAGGCGATGCGTTTATCAAGATAGAGTGGTGGAGTTCGTAATATGGCAGTCGAAGTCTACGAACTTCATCCGTTCTCCGGTCAGCCGATCCATTTGTATGAGTTCATTCGTACATCCAATGGAGTTGATTTCTACTGGCGGTACAACAATTCGGATCGGAACATCTTCTACAACGGGGCAGAGTGGAAGGCTGTACCGATAGGACATGACTCCATCCGCATCAGCACCGAAGCCGCGAGTACCGATCTCACGGTGACGATGCCGATAGCAGAGCAATTCTGCGAACAGTTTCGTTTGTCCGGTAGCACGCCGTCCGATACCGTGTGGCTGAGAGTGCGCCGTGTCCATCAGAAGGACATCAGCGGGATTGACGGCAGCACGCCTACGGTAGAAACCGATGCCCTTCTCATGTGGATTGGTACGGTAAACGGTATTAGTCAAGTCGGGGAGCTTGAGGCACAGGTCCGTTGCTCCATGCTGTCTGCCTCATTCCGGCGAGGCGGTCTGCGCTACGGCTATCAGAAGAATTGTCCTCATGTCCTCTATGCGCCGAACACATGCCGGTTGAACCGCGAGGACTTCAGGATCACCGGCGACGTTACGGCTATCGATGGGAATACCGTTTCGGTAACTGAGTTTGGACTTCAGGACGAAAGATGGTTCGACGGCGGGTATCTTGAATACACACTGTCGAGCGGCATGGTCGAAAGAAGAATGATCTTAACTCATATAGGAACCGATGTAGTTATTATGGGTTTGCCTGTTGGTATGGTAGTTGGAGATACCATTTCAGCTTTTCCGGGTTGTGATCGAACCGTCGATACCTGCGTAAACAAATTCAACAACCTTGCAAATATGGGCGGTTTCCCGCATAGTCCTGGCCGTAATCCGTTTGATGGAAATCCGGTGTTCTAGAAAGACAGAGGCCATGTTGTACATCATCCCCGGTCAAGCCTTCTTCGGGCTCGACATCGTTCCTCGTCGCGGCATGGTACAACTCACCGGCCGCATGTCCTACGAGAAAGCGTCGTCGATTGAGGACCCGGCACAACGCGACCCGCCGAAAAAACGGCACCATGACCATTTGATAGAGCGGCATATCCGCTCGCCGCAACGCGGGAGCCGGAAGCCGTAAATGCAGTTTCTCTTCGCACTTGGGCTGCTGATTATCAGCTATACGATCACGGCTCTTACCGCGAAGAAGCCGACTGTAACCACGCCTACGCCAGCTACCCTCAACGACTTCAATTTTCCGCAGCACGAGGAGGGAACACCGCAGCCTGTCATCTTCGGTGACTGTTGGATCGAAGACGAGATGATCCTGTACTATGGGAACCTTTCGAGCCAAGCGATCCGGCAATCAACCGGAGGCGGGAAGAAGTGATCCGACATCTAGTACACCCTCTAACGAAGGAAGTTGTTATCATCGATGGCAACACCGGGCGCATTGTGTCGGATTTCCCTGTTCACGTCAGGCATCTCCGTGCGGCGCGCATGTGCAATCGCGAGCCCCGGTTATGGTTCAAGCGTCACGGCCTAAGTTGGACCGAGTTCGTGACAACCGGCATACCCGTGAGCCGGATACTCGCGACCAACGATTCGCTCTGCCTCCCCGTGGTTGAGATCGCACGTCGGGAGGCTGCCGATGTCAACAGGTAAAGGCGGCAGCACTTCACAAGTCACCGGCTATCGGTATTACATGGCCGTTCACTTCGGGATCGGACGCGGCCCGATCAACGAACTGACGGAAATCCGTGTCGGCGATATCACGGCTTGGAGCGGTAGTCAAACTACGACAGACTTCATCGATATCAGTCAACCGAACCTGTTCGGCGGCGATCAGAAGGAAGGTGGTATCGATGGGACCGCAAAGTTACTTTTGGGGGCATCCGATCAGGTTGTCGATTCTATTATCACCGACAACATTGAAGGCGGTTTTCCTGTACCGGGTTGGCGTGGCGTTACTTCGCTATTCTATTATGGCCTTATCAGCAGCAACAATCCCTATCCGAAGCCGTGGAAGTTCCGCGTAAACCGGCAGACCGCAGGATGGGACGGCGACGTATGGGAGCCTACTCTAGCTCTCATCAGCATGACATCTTCGCCGATCACGCTGATTACGTTCAACACGCAGCCTCATTCCGGCGATTCGATTTTCATCAACGATCTTGAAGTTGATTTCTTCACTATCGTCTCAGGTCCTCCCGCTACTAATGTTCAAATCGGCTCGGATGCAGAAGCCACGGCGGCTGCATTCGCTGCGATGGTCAACGCCAATAGCGATGACGTTTTCGATGGCACGGCGACGAACACCGGCTTGACGGTTACGCTGCAATTTCCGACTGCCGTAACCGTGCGAGCCGGTCATGGTGCCTTTACCTCGATCTCCAATCAAGGCGGCGGGATCAAGGCCATGAACCCGGCGCACATTCTTTACGAGTGTGCGACTAACAATGTTTGGGGAAGAGGACTACCGGCTTCCTTGATCGATACCGACAGTTTTAAGTTCTGCGCGCAGACATTGATAGCCGAAGGCTTTGGCCTTTGCATGAGATGGAACCGGCAGGACAACATCGATGCGTTCGTAAAGCTGATCGTGGATCATATCGGCGCAGCGGTCTACATCGATAGGAGGACCGGCCTCCTGACGATGAAGCTGATCCGCGACAACTACGATCACGATGCCTTGTCTCCGTTCACTTTCGAGAATGGCCTGCTCGACATCATCGAAGACGAATCCAGTTCCGCCGATACGAGCTTCAACGAGATCATCGTCAAATACACCGACCCGATCAGCGGCAACGTCGGATCGTTACGGCTACAGAACCTTGCTTCGTTTCAAGCTCTCGGCACGCTCATCAGCACAACGACCGAGTACCTTGGCCTCCCGACTGCCGAGCTTGCGGCTCGCATAGCTCAACGGGACCTGCAAATCAATTCGTCGGATATTCGCCGCTTCAAAATTAAGTTTGACCGCGTAGGTTACGCCATCAATCCGGGTGACGTATTCAAGATCAGCGTGCCGTCGCGAGGTATCGACAACTTGATCCTGCGGGCAGGACAGATAGAAGAAGGCCCGATAGACGACGAGACGATCACGATCACGGCGATGCAGGAT